CCCCGAGCCCGACAGCGCCTGTTCCCTCAAGGTGGAGCGGTTCCCCGTGGCCGGGGTGGTGCGCGGCCAGTTGGCCACCGTGGGCGAAGACCTGGACGCCCGCCTGGATCGGCTGGAGTCCGGCAGCCCGGACGTGGCCCAGGTCTTTGTCAATCTGGCCGATCCCGGCTGTCCCTGGGCCGTGGACCAGCTGACGGCCCGGGGCTATTTCCTGGGCGGCCTCTGCCCGGCCTGGTTCGGACCGGACGGCCTGCTCCTGCAGAAGCTGGCCCAGCCCCCGGATTTCGACGCCCTCCAGACCTTCACCGACCGCGGCCTGGCCGTGCGGGACATGGTCCGCGCCGACTACACGCGCCTCACCAGGGCCGCGGGTTCCTCCCGGTGACCCGGGCGCCGGACGGAACCGCCCTCCGCGTCCGGCCCGGCCCGGAAAAAGAAAACGGCCACTCTTCCGAGTGGCCGTTTTTCTTGGCTTTCTTGGTGGGCAATAGGTGATTCGAACACCTGGCCTTTGGCTCCGGAGGCCAAAAGGCATAGCAGCAGCATTCGTTGCGCTCGGGTGTTGACGGTTAATTCCCCCGCTGTTATCGCTGGTTGCGAGTCTCCCCTGGTTGTGTCGGTTGCGCGGATGGGGCTCCATAGGGTAGCAAAACGCGCCGCCAGGGTAGCAATAGGGTAGCAGGAAATGAAGCGCCAGAAGACCAAGTACTCCGGGGTGTACTCCCGCGAGTCCGACTCCCGCCGATTCGATGGCAAGCCCGACGTCTGCTTTGACATCACATGGAAGCAGGGGCGCCGCAAGGTGTGGGAAAAGGTCGGTTGGAAGTCCGAGGGCTACACCGCGGCCATGGCCAGCCTGGTGCGCGCCGAACGCGTGCGCGTGGAGCGTCACGGACAGATCCTGCCCACGCGGGACACGGGTCTCACCTTCGGCGAGGCCTGGATTGAATACCGCACCAGGCACGGGGCGGCACTGCGCGGCCAGAAGCAGGACAAGAGCCGCTACGACCGCTGCCTCCAGACCACCCTGTCCGGAATGCCCCTCTCCTCCATCACGCCCAGGACGCTGGCCGATCTCAAGACCTCCCTGTTCCAGCGCGGCAGCTCGCCGCAGACCGTGCACCACGCCCTGGCCCTGGTGCGCCGGGTCATGAACAAGGCCCGCGAATGGGGCCTCTGGAGCGGCGCCAGCCCCTTCGGCAAGGGCACCATGCCCCAGGTGGACAATACCCGCTGGCGCTGGCTCACCCATGAAGACGCCCATCGGCTCCTGGATGCCCTGGCCAAGCGCAGCAGGCGCACCTACAGGTTGGCCCTGTTCAGCCTGCACACGGGCGCGCGAGCCGGCGAAGTCCTGGCCCTGCGCTGGCAGCACGTGGATATTGGGGCCCGCCTGATCCACCTCATGGACGCCAAGGCCGGAAGCCGCGCCGTGTTCATGGACGACACCCTGGCCAGGATGGTCGAGGAGATGGGCGGGGGCAGGCCGGACGAACCCCTGTTCCCGGGACGTGATGGAAAGCCCATGCAGGAAATCCCGGACACCTTCCCGCGCACCGTTGAGGCCCTGGGCCTCAACACGGGCATCGCGGACCGTCGAGGACGGGTGGTCTTTCACACCCTGCGCCACACGTTCGCGTCCTGGCTGGCCATGGACGGGGTGAGCATGTACGAGATCGCCCAGCTCTTGGGCCAGAGCGAAATCAAGATGGCCCAGCGCTACGCCAAACTCTCGCCGGGTCAGATGCGGGACTCGGTCGCCCGCCTGGACGCGCGATTCAAGCACGCTGCTCCCCCGTCCGTACCCGCCGGGCCTCCAGAAAGGCCAGCAGATCCCGCTGGTCGTACAGGACCACGCCGCCGTCCTTGATGTAGGCAGGGCCGCGGCCGTTGCAGCGCCACGTCTTGAGCGTGGTGGATTTGAGCCCGTAAAGCCGCTCGACCTCGTCCGATGTCAGGGACAGCTTGCGCCGCAGCGCCTCCAGGTCGGCGGCCCGCTCGAACAAGGGCGCAATGCTCGGCGCAAGCTCCCTTGCCAGGGCCTGGGCCAGGGCGTTGGGGTCCACGTTGTGCTCCATCATCCCCTCCGCTCTTTGATCAGCCCGCGGGCCCAGGCCCAGGTGTACCAGAGGCTCAAGGCCAGGATGCCCCACTGACGGGCCTCGTATGCGCTCCAGATCCACAAGGGCTGCCCCAGGAGGCCGCAGGCGCAGCCCAGGAGCCGCCGCCTGCGGTCCCTGGAGGTCACGAGCCACACGGCCGCGCCCGAGAGCAGGAGGAGGAGCGCCTGGATCACGCGGACTCCTGCATGGCCCGGAGAAGGCCTGCCTCGCGCGCGATGCGCCGTTCAGCCATGGTCATTCCCTCGCCCCGATGTTCGTGATGGCTTTGATTATCTCGTCTCGTCCCTGCTCCTCTCTTGCCAGGGCCGCAGACCATGCGTCTTTACTGAGAACGCTCTTGATGCCGTCAACCACGAGGCGGGAAAGCACTTTCGGTTCAAGGGCGTCGAGTTCCCACGATTCTTCCCCGTAGTTTGCGAGATAGCCACCGATTCTGGAGTCGGTGAGCTTGGCCGGGTTCGGGGGAGGTCCGTACTCGCGGACCTGGTCCATGTTCAAAGCCAAGCGCATCACTTCGACCCTGGCTCCAAAGGTTTCCATGCGCCCAATTATGTCCTGCGTCATGTCCAGGCCGGAAGGGTCGTGGTCCCCGAAGTGGAGAATTAGTGTGTCCTGATAATTCTCATAATTGTTCATGAATCTCTTGGCGGCGCTCCACATCGCGGATTGGCTGGTGTACCCGCGGCAGGAAAAGAGCGGCACCTGCCACTCTCTGCATATGGGCTCGAAGACTCCGACAAGAGCGTCCTTTTCAATCCAGACCTCTACGCGCGTCGTCTGAAATTTTCGGTCCCAACGATCTATGGCGTAGCTGTCGGCGGCGACCTGCAAGATGCTGGACGGGGAGTCCCATGTCGAGGGACGACGCACGGCGCGCGTCCGGTCCACAATGGCCAGCCAGGAGATGCGTCCAGCGAGTCTGCCGTCGTTGACCACACTCCCGAGATTCTTGTACTCGCGCTGGTTGTTGGGGATGAGGCCGCGACTCACAAACTGGTAGTAGAGCTGGCGCAGCGTCAGGTCATACCCTGCGGACTCGTACTCCTCGATGATCTCGTTGGCCTGCTCAATCAAGCGCAGAGACTTACTCGAAAAGCGCTTGTCGGAGTAGATGATTTTCACCCTCCACCCCCCATCGCCAGCAGGGGCAGGGGTTCGCGCTCCTCGCGGCGCGCTGGGACGAATCTGCTATCCCATGCCTTCCATGCTGATTCCTTGGTAGAGAAGGCCCCAGTCCCGGAACCACATTGATCACATGTCACCCAATGCATGATAGGCAACCCATGCCTCGTGGTTTCCGCGCGTGGCAACCCACCACAGAATGGACAGTTATGGTGCTCGCTCATGATCCACCCAGGCCCTGGCCAGGCTTGGCCGCGCGCTCCTCGCGCAGGGACTGGCTGAAAAAATCATTAACCAACCCAGCACAGTTGGCCGCCTTGATCTCCCTAAACGTGTGCCGACATTGATGCCGGGAACAGACCATGCGCTCGGGGCATTGATGGCTTACGCAGATCGCGCCCCCGCCCCCGGCGAACAGGTCGATGATCAGCTCGTTCATGCGCACCCCCCGCTGGCGTCGAATGCGGCATGGGTTTGCCGCCAGGCCTCTTCCCATGTCGCCTTGATCTTCTGGATGATTTTTTGTTCCCGCTCGGGCGTGTCCCCGGCCGCGATCTCGAACGCCGCGAAGTTGCAGGCGCAGGCAACGATGAGCGCCGGGCCTCTCCGCGTCCACGTCGGGCACTCGCCACAGCCCGGGCAAGGAGGCATGTGGTTCACGACGCACCCCCCTTGCCCTGGGGCGCGAGGGCTGCGCGGGACTTGTCGCCAACGATATAGAAGTCAAATTCCGACCCGTCTTCGGACTGTATCTTATAACCCGGTGTGCATTCGGAAAAATCATTTTGGCACGGGCACAGATCGCTTAATTCACACCCGCAATCCCCGTCATGGTACAGCCCGTCAAAACCGTTGGACTTTAGATACGAGCGGATTATCTCCATGCAGTCGATGGTGGGGCGCTCTTTCACAACGCACCCCCTTCGGGCTTGGCGAGAACGACGCGGGCCTTGTCGCCAGCACGGCGCAATAGGTCCCAACAGCGTCCGGCGACAAGGGAGCGGTCGCCGTGGACATCGTGTGCCATGCGATAGGCTGCCTCGGACCTTTGGAGCCCGTCCAGCGCCTCCCGCAGCCGGGCGTTGTCGGCCTCGGCCGCAACAACCTTATGAGAAAGTGTGCGAACCGTTCTATCCCATGCCAAGGCATCACGGTCGCGGGACTTCACTTCGCGTTCCGCCTCCTCCCTGCGCTTCTTCTCGGCAGCGAGGGCTTCTCTGGCCTCCTCCTCCCACCTGGAAATATGGTCGCACTGTTCGAGGCCGCACACGACGCCGAAGGCGAAAAGCGCCACGGCCAGGATGATGAGGATGAGCGTGCTCACGTGGCCCCCCGCAGGCTTTTCTTGATCAGGTAGGACTTTCCCAGGCCCTTCAACAGCGCCTCCGCCATGGCCCGGAACCTGGGCCAGTCCACGCAAACCAGGGGCAGGCCCGAGGGCTTACCCACGCCGTAGTGATCCACATAGGGGGAGGTGGCCCGAATGATCTCCAGGCCCTGGTAAAGATCCAGCACGGGCTCCAGGCTCACCACGGTGCGGATGCCCTGCTGCTTGGCCATGATCAGCGCGAGTATGCGGCGCTCCGGCGTGTCGGCCCCGGGCTCCCAGTTCTTCCAGCCGCGCATGAGCGTGAGGGTCACGCCCAGGGTGGAGCCGGACGCTGCCAGGCGGGCCAGCAACGCGGGGTTATCGAGCAGCATACTGGGGCGCTTGGTCAGGAGCAGAACCTTCTGCCCGCGCGAGGTCAGGGAATGGAGAGCCTGTTTAAGCCAAGCCTCCAGGCCCGGCTCGCAGGGATCGCACGTGAAACACAAAAACACGGGCTCCGCATTGCCTCGCTCCTGGAGCACCACGGCATCGTGCGCGATCCGGCGCAGGATGTCCTTTTGCACCGTGACCTTGGCGCGGAATGCCTCGCGGGACGTGCGCTTGAGCCCGGGCACGTAGCAGTATTTGCACCCGCAGGTGCAGCCGTTGAACAGGTTGACTGCCAGGGCCCCGTACTCCCGCGCCGCGCCCGTGGGCTCGTAGATGGCCCGCAGGCCGCTAATCTTGGGCATGGGCGGCCTCCAGACTGTGCGGATAATCCACCTTGAAAAATCCCAGGCTGCCCTTGCAGGCGAAGAACGGCAGGGGCTTGGCGTCGGCCAGGAGCCAGTGCCATTGCCCGGCCGCAGCCCAGGGCGAGGCGCTGTCGCGCACGCAGCCGGTGATGGTGGCCACGCCCACGATGCCGCCGAACGAGAGGCAATCCCGGTATTTTTCCAACCGCTGGGGGTTGCCCTTGGTCAGCAGAGACAGGCAGGCCCCGGCCAACTTGGTCAGGTCCCAATGCAGCACGGCTTCTTTCCTGGACTTCCCGGCGTGGAGAAGCACCGGCCGGTTCAAGTACCCGACAGGAACGGGCCAGGTCCGGTTCTCCACGTCCTTGAGCTCGGGGATCTGGCTGCGCAGGATGATCAGCGCGGTCCACGGCTGGAGGATGGAGAGGGCGGGCAGGATCACGACGCGCCCCCATCCTTCTTGAAGCTGTGCCTGGGCAACACGACATCGGCCGCGTCTTCCAGCCCAGTGCGCGTCCTGGGAGCCGGGCGAACGTCGGTCAATTCCACATCGGTGACACCGACAAGAGCGCCGGTTTCAACCCAGGCGCGCTCCCAGGTCTCGATTTCCTTCCGGGCGGTCGCTTCGTCCGGGGCGGCGATGACGGCCGCGCATTGCAGGCGCGCGGAGAACTCGAAGAGCTTCAGTTTCACGCCCCTAGCCCTCCTCGCCCGTGCCCAGAAACTCGGCTCCCTCGTTCGGGTAGTCGGTCAGGTAGGCGTAGAGCCCGGGCCCGGCATGCCCCTCGTCAAACTCGCGCACAGTCCAGGTTTCCGGGACCTCGTCCGGGCTCTGCTCACCGAAACAGGCCAACAGGTGTCTGACCTGGTCGCGGTTGAACTCCACGCCCAGCTTGATGTTGCCGAGCCGGATGGCCGCCAGCTCTACCACCCGCTCCACGGCGCTGGTCAGATCGCCCAAGGCCGGGGCCAGGCGCAGGTCAAAGCGCTCGTACTCGTCCAGCGCGGTCTCGGACACGTGGCCCGCGTGCGGCCCGAGCTCCCATCCCTGGTACGGGTCCAGCCGCGCCAGCAGGCCGTCCAGGTCGCGGATGTATTTGGCCTCGTTCGGGAAGCGCACGTCGTCGATGACCCATCCGCCGTGGTTCCGGCCCAGGAAATCCTCCATGGCCTTGACCCAGTAGTCCGGGTCCCGGGCCCGGCGCACCTCGGTGCCCCAGACCTGGAGCAGCTCGCGCACGGTCATGCCCTGCGGCACCTTGCCGTCTTTGCCGTGGACGACGATCCGCGCAACCGAGCAAATATCGGCCTCGCCCATGTCCACCACGCGGTCCTTGCCCTCGATCGTGTCGCACCACTCGCGCGGGAACCGGAACAGCTCGGCCACCTCGTCCTTGAGTCTGGCCCCGAACGAGGTCACGCGCCAACCCAGGCGCTCGGCCACGCGTCGGGCCACAGTGGACTTGCCGCAGCCGATCTTTCCGGAAATTCCGATGATCTTCATGGCCTACACCTCCGGGGCGCGGATGGGGCCCCACCACTGCCCGCGCATCGTCTCGGGGTTCAGGACGCCGGCGATGTTCGTGGACCACGCGCCCATGCCCTCGAGGCCCTCCACGAGCCGAACAATTTCCATCCCCCGGCCGTCGGCGCGCTTGAACCAGTACCAGCCAGGGACGCCCGGGCATTCGCTGGACCAGACTTTTTCGTCACGGCACGCCGCGGCCAGGCACTCCGGGCAGCACTCCCCGGATTCGGCGTCCAGAACCGGCTCCACGCCGAAGAGCGGCTTGCCGCAGATGTCGCACCGGAAATAGTTGATCTCGCCGCGATGGAAGCGGGCGAAGTTGGAGTCCGGGATATGGGCGCAGATGGACTCTGCCAGGCCTTCGAGGACCGCTTCCAAAGTCCGGCTCGGGACACGCACGGCCTCGTAGCGGCCCAGGTGGGGGGCCACAAATTCCCAATGAATGCCGCCGAACGCGGCGTCTCTCTCCAGGCGGATGTCCAGGCCGCTGTCGAACATGGCCTGCAAAATGGTGATGGGGTCGCTCATGGCCTAGACCCTCACTTCCGGCAGGGCGCAGCGCGGCAGGAAGCAGTCGGTCAGCTCCCCCGTGCTCCGGTCGATGTGCCGCCGGATGCCGAACACGTCATGGATGAAATTGAAGTCGTCCGCGCCCAGGAGCTTCTGGAAGTCCATGGGGCACCCGTTGGCGTGGGTGGCCCGCAAGTCCATTTCCAGGTCCTCGGGATCGACCTTGCTCCCGTGCTTCTTGGCCACCTTCACCGCGCGCTTGACGATGTCGCGGATCAGCCCGCGATCCGTCTCGGATGCCCTGAAACTCACTTCGCTCATGGTTTTTCCCTCCTCCTACATGACCGCGAAAGCCAAGGCCTGGAAGCAGGCGGCCAGGGCCAGCACGATGCGGGCCACGGACGCGGCCTCGGACTTGAACTCCTCCCAGGCCAGGGCCGGGACGTGCACGATGATGACCGGCCCTGGCCTGTTCATGGCTAGTGCGCCTCCGGGCCCATGGACGGGCCGCCGGGGTCTTCGCCGCGCACCGAGTCCGGGTCGATGCCCGCGCCCGTGATCTCGATGCGGGACTCGTCGAACCAGTAGCCGTCGCTGGGCTTGTTGTCCTTGGACGGCGGCACCAGGCAGAGCTGGTTGCACCCGTACAGGTACTCGCAGCGGCCGGTGATGATGCCCTCCAGCCCGGTGATCTTCTCGCGGGCCTGGCGGCCGAGAACTTCCGGTCCGTACATAATGCTCCTCCTTTTATTTGGCCTGGGCCTTGATTAAGCCGCGGCCGGTTTTCTTTCTTTGCTCACGCCGCGCGCTTGGCCAGGTCCACGGCCAGGATGCCGGACTCCAGGATCTGCACCGGATAGCGCCCGGGCGACAGGCCCAGGTCCTTGATCACGGTCTCGGCGTACATGATCAGGGCCGTGCTCTTGGCCTTGCGGCACAGGGGCCGGGCTTCCATGTCGTCCTTGCCCGTGATCTGCAGGGCCAGGACATTGGCCCCGGCCTGGCCGTACACGCGCAGGGCCTCGGGCTCCCTGCCCAGACACGCGAGCGTGGCCTTGGGCAGGGACAGGTGCTTGCCCCCGCGGTTGACCAGGACATAGGGCGTGTCGGCCTGGCCGCCACGGCCCTTGCGCACCAGGGGCAGGACCTGGCCGTTGACCTCCAGGGAATCGCTGGTGATCAGGCCGTCGCGCAGGACCTTGGCCTTGTCCTCGGCCAGGAGCCGGTCGTCCATGCTCGCGGAGGTCTCGCGGCGCGGGCAGGACTCCGCCAGGGGGTTCTGGCCCTCGACACAAACGCGGTCCGTGGCGTCCCAGGCCAGGCAGACCCGGCACTGTTCCGGGATCTGCGTCTTGAGGCGCAGGCCGTCCCAGCGCACGCACGCGACCTTGCGCGACACGAAATGGCGGTCCCGCAATTCGTTGACAAAAGCCTTCTCACTCGGGGCTTCCAGGGCAGGATGCAGGCCGGTCCACCAGGCCGTGAAGGCCGCGTAGAGTTCCTCGGCCGACACCGAGTAGGACGGGTGGAACTCGCAGCGGTCCAGAAGGAAGTCGTTCATGAGGCCCGGCAGACCAGCGGTCCCGGCGGACGCCCGCGCCTTGGAGCGCTGGGCCTGGAGTTCCTTTTCCTCGGCCTCGGACCGGTCCTTGGCCCCCTTGGCCTGGACTATGGCCATGGCAACCTCCGGCTCCGTGGTCCCCGGCAGGTCAACCTCCTGCGCGTCCCCCTCGCCCACGGGCTCCCATCCCGGATATTCCCCGGGGGTCTCGTCCGGGCGGCAGGAGCGGTCCTTGCCGCAGCGCTCGCGGGACTCGGCAGGGGAGGCGTGGCGGCAGTCCAGGCAGGTGCGCCGCTCGGACAACTCCTCGACGTCCGGCGCGGCGAGGCCCTCGATTTCAGCGAGGTCATCTTCCACCGTGCCCTCGTCGTAGGCCTTCTCCTCCTGCACCGCGTCCGCCGTCTCGCCCGCGTCCTCCCGGCCCGGCAGGGGCTCCATGCCGGACATGGCCCGCAGCTCGTTGATTTTGTCCTTGGCCTTGTCCGTCATGGTCCCGGTCTCGGGGTCGATGTCCCCGGATTTGATGAGCCCGTAGCAGGAGCCGCAGCCGCCCTTGCCCTGGATGGTCAAATCAGGGCGCTGGCAGTAGCGGCACGTTCCCTTGGGTTTGTCCTTGCCCATGGTCTCCTCCTCTGTGTTCCCCGCGCCGCCCAGGGGCGAGAACCCCAGGTCGCGGCGCATGTCGTTGATCCGCAGCAGCGCCTCTTCCGAACGCAGGAATGTCCCGTCCTCGCGCCACTCCACCAGGCCGTGCGCGATCATGTCGCGGCACACGAAGCACACGCCTTCGTGGGTCAGGGCCAGGTCCGGGCGGCAGCAGCAGGGGCAGGCGCCGATTTTCATGGCTAGTCCAGGGGGCAGCCGCGCTCGACGCGGGCGGCTGGTTCGGGTTCGCAAAAGGCCGGATGGGCCGGAAAGCGCGGGCACAGGTCGCGCAGGCGCTTGAGCTGCTCCTCGGCCAGGATGATGCGGGCCAGGGCCCCGGGCCGCAGGTCGGGCAAGCGGCGCAGGCCGGACACGGCCTGGAGCGCCCGGTCAATGACCGCATGCTGGTCCCCTGGCGCGGGCTGGACCACGGCCTGGAGCACGGCCTGTTCCAGATCCTGGGAGGCCTGGGCCAGAAAGGGCGGCAGCCGGTCCGGGTTCGCGGCCTTGCGGCGCATGAGCTTGTCCATAAGTCCCACGGCGCACCTCCTAGAACTTGAGGGCCACGGCCCAGCGCGGGGCCACGGCCGTGGTTCCCAGGGCCCGGCGATGGGCCAGGGAGTCGAGCTTGGACACCACGCCGTCCGTGGGCGACAGGATGTTTTCAGACCAGGCGCTCTTGCTGCGCAGGATGTCCGCGAGAACGGCCCGGCCGTCGCCCACGGAATGGCGGGCGACCACCCGGGACAGGCCGAAGCCGCGCAGGTCGGCCATGTTGCTCAAGTGCGATTCATGCGGGGCCATGGACGGCCAGTTCCAGGCCAGAAACCCCACCCCGCGGTCCCGGGCAGTGGAGGCGCAGGAAGAACGCAAGGCCCCGGCCACGGCCGTGCGCGGGGAGTCGAACTCGGGCAGCTTGTCCATGGCGCGATGCGCGTTGAGCGCCGCGAAATCGGCCTTGCGGATCACGGCCTCGCCATGGACCACCACCAGGCCGTGCTCCAGATCGGAAAAATCGAGTTCCGCGGGGACCACGCCGCGCACGTTCCGGGTCACGTCCTCGCCCATGCACCCGTCGCCCCTGGTGCAGGCCGAGGCCAGGCGGCCGTGCTCGTACACCAGCTCCAGGGCCACGCCGTCGAGCTTGGGCTCGAGCACCCAGGCCAGGTCCTTGGGGTCCTGGTCCAGCCGGTCCGCCACCCAGGAGGCGTAGTCCAGCCACTCCTGCTCGGTGCGGACCTTGCGCAGGGAGAGCATGGGCGCGGCCAGCTTGCGGTGCGAGAGCCAGCGGGCCGGGGCCCCGCCCACGCGGCGCGTGGGGGACAGGGGCGAGGCCAGGCGCGGGTGCTGCTCCTCGAGCCGCTCCAGGCGCTGGCGCAGGGCGTCGTACTCCTGGTCCGTGATCTCGGGCTGGCCGAGCACGTGGTAGAGTTGGTCGTGGCGCTCGACCTGGGCCTCGAGCTCGGCCATGGTGCGGCGGAGTTCTGCTGGGCTGGGGACGAGATTCATACTTCCCCTTCAGTCCCGCAGGCCGAGCGCGCGGCCGGCCAGGACGATGCCCACGAGAAAAACCACCACGGCCACCAGGCCCAGGACCTCGGACAGGATGGGGGGCTCAAAGGGCACGTAGATCATGGCCTAGTCCTCGGCCGTGCCCGCGATGGGGTACAGGCCGGACATGGCCTGCAGGACCTCGGCGGCCAGGGCGCGCAGCCGTCGGACCAGGCGTCGGGCCTCGACCTGGGAAATCTCCTGGTCGTTCTCCAGGGCCTTGTTGCCCAGGCCAGCCACCAGGCCCAGCTCCTTGAACATGCTGCCCATGGACCGGAGCAGGCCCCGGGCGTCCATGGCCTCGAAGTCCAGCGCGCAGCCCCCGGCCGCGGCCTGGGACGCCAGCCAGTCCAGGAGGATGGTGTTGCCCAGGACCACGCAGAGCTTGGGCAGGTTGGGCAGCGTGGGCCAGTAGTTCTCGCTGGAGAATAGGCGGCGGGCATTGGACGGCTTCCAGCCCATCTCGGCCGCGATGTCGTCCAGGGTCTTGCCCGACATGGTCACGGCCAGGTTCAGGACGTCCAGCAGGCTCATTTCCTCGATCTTCAGGCGGGTCTTCATGGTGGCTTTTCCCCTGGGTTGCGCTCTTGTCGGACTAAAAAAATTCCTTCATGGCTGAAATTGCGCCGGTCAGGCCGCGGACTCGTACCGGGCCAGACGGGACTTGAGGCTCTGGATCTCCGCCTCCTGCTCCTCGATCCGCTTGAGTAGCTCGGGCTTGGTCCGGAGGTCTCCGGGGAGCATGTTCGCGGGCACGCCGATGCCCAGAAGCGCGGCGCGGTGCTCGGTGTTCATGGACCCGCGGCGTAGGCACAGCAGCAAGGTAGGCAGGGGGATGGAGGCGCTGCGAGCCAGCTTGGACAGGCTTTGTCCGTGGTCGTTGGCCCACTTCTGGAGGGCGAGTTGACGGTTGTGCAGCATTTTGTTTACGGTCTTCCTGTCGTTGTCCGCCCTTGATTCCCGTGGGACGGATTGTGGGACCCGTTGGGAAAGAAATAGGTCTGTATTAAATTGTAGTCAACAAAAAAATACACAATGGCGCGAAAAAAATCCGACCTATGGCTTAAACAGTCAGAAATAATTGAACAAAAAGTTTCGGCTGTTTTGCGTGCAGGTGGCAAGGTCATGTCCCAGAGGGCCATGGCGTCCTACCTGGGGGTGTCCCACGGCAAGGTGCAGTCCTGGACCGAGGGCCAGAGGCCCAGCGCGGACGACCTCCAGACCATGGCGCTCAAGCTGGGCCTGTCCCCCCGCTGGCTACTCCTGGGGGTTGGAGATCCCGAGGGCCAGGACTTGGGGGCCCAGGCCGCGGACCCCTTGGTGCTCCGCCTGGACGCCGTGGCCCGAGCCATGCGCGAAGCTGGAGCTTCCGAGGAATCTGTGCTGCGCACCCTGCGCGACATGGTGGACGGCGAGATAGCCAAGCTAGCCAGCGAGGAGGCCGCGGCAGGCGGACTGGCTCGGGCGGCCGAGGACAGGGCAGACTATGGAGGCGGCGGCCCGGCTCCCCGAAGCAAGGCCGCGGGCGGCGGAGATTGAGGGTTTTTGAGGGCGGGGGCCGCCGGACCAGATCCGAGCCGCCCGCCCTGCGGCTGATCCAAGGCCGCCTGGACGTGTTCATGTAGCGCCCGCGGCCTTTTTTTCAAGGCCGGGCGCATAGACTATGCGATCAATTAAGTAGGGATTAATACCAAGGAGGTCACCATGTCCCAGTCCGACCGCAACAAGGGCAAGCATTGGACCCCGGAAGAGGTGAAGGAACTCAAAAAGCTGGCCAAGGAGAACACGCCCACCCGTGTGATCAGCCTCAAACTCGGCCGCCCCGAGGGCGGAGTGCGCGCCAAGGCCAGCGAGGAGGACATTTCGCTCAAGCCCGTGAACCAGTCCCCGTACAACAAGCAAAAGAAATAGACAGCCATTATGCCCGGCCGGGGACCTGGCTTGACCATGTCTCCGGCCGGGCATAATTGGGAAGCATACCGGAGGGAGCCCATGCCATGGTCGCGTGAGATTGCCGCCATGCAGGAGAACGCCCGGCGCACCCTGCTGCGCCAGGGAAAAATCACGCCGGTGAATGACGGGTGGGCGGCGCTCGCGTCCAGGGAGGCTGGGGACGACGCCTTTGTGAACCCGGCCAACGGCTACCGCGAGAGCGTGAACACGCCCTGCCTTTGGTGCCTGCTCTTCGGCTGCTTCTACTTCGCGGCCAAGGGCTGTTGGGGCCACGCCGCGCTCGCCTTCCTCCTGGCCCTGCCCACCTCGGGCCTGTCCTGGCTCGTGTATCCGTTCTTCGCGGGCGACATCGTGCGCCGGTCCTATCTGCGCCGTGGCTGGGTCCCGGCCGGACAGTGGCAAGGGAGGTAGCCGCATGCGCCGCCTGGCCCCCATCCTCCTGTTCCTGGCCGTCCTGGCCCTGGCCGGGTGCGGACGCAAGACCGTGTCCCCGGGCGTGGACCCGACCGCCACGGCCCAGGAGCAGGAGTTGCAGCGAGAGATGTTCGTGACCAAGCTGGACGGACAGGTCGCCCGGCTGGAAAACCTGGCGCGCAGGCTGGCCGCGTCCAACGTCGCATTCTGCCGGAGCCAGGGCAAGACGTTCAAGTCCCTGGGCCTGTTCCCCATGCACTATCGCGCCCTGCCGGACGGAGACAAATGGGCCCAGGCCCACCAGAAAGTCATGGGCATACAGCCGGACGCCCTGACCGTACTCGTGGTGACCGTCGGCGGTCCTGCCGAGCGCGCAGGACTGCGGCGCGGGGACGCCCTGCTCGCGGTCAACGGGCACGATCTGGACGTGAGGTCGCGCAAGGCCGCCCAGAAATCCTGGATACTCCCGCATGAGCTGGCCCAAAAGGGCGACGTGACCTTGCGCGTTCAGCGGGATGGCCAGGAGTCCGAGGTCACGGTGGCCCCGGAGGAGGTCTGCGCCAGCGCCTTTGTGGTGGCCTGGTCCAATGCTGTCAACGCCATGGCCGACGGCCGGGCCGTGTACGTGTTCCAGGGCATGATGGACTACGCCAAGACCGACGACGAGCTGGCCCTGATCCTGGGCCACGAGCTGGCCCACAACGTCATGGGGCACCCGGACTCCAAGAAGGCGGGCCAGGTCCTGGGCATGCTCCTGGACCTGGCCCTGGGCCTGGGCACGGGCGTGAACACGGGACTGGGCGCGGGCATGGGCGGCCTGGCCTATTCCCAGGAATACGAGGCCGAGGCCGACTACGTGGGCATGTATTTCGCGGCCAACGCCGGGGCGGACCTCAAGACCGCGCCGGAGATCTGGCGGCGCATGGCCGCGGACTCGCCCGGGGCCATGACCGGCGGGGCCACGCACCCGGGGTCGGCCGAGCGGTTCACGGCCCTGGAGGCCACGCGGGCCGAGATCGAGCGGAAAAAGGCGGCGGGCCAGGAGCTCCTGCCCGAGATGAAGACCCCTTAAAACTCCCAGGCCATGGGCACGTCCTCCACAGTCTGGGCCGCGTTGATGGCGTCCTGAAAGCCGTTGCGCTTGCCCGTGGCCGGGAAGTAGATCGCGGACCAGGCCGCGTTGTTGCTGATGATGCGCTGGGCCTGGGCCAGGGGCGCGAGCTCCTCGGCCGGGCGCGGCGAGACCGTGGCCCGCGCATCGCACATGGCCTGCAGTTCCGCGATCTGCTCCGGGGTGGCCGTGCCCGCCGCGATGGCCTGGGCCAGCTCGAGCTGGCGGGGCCAGCCCAGGGTCTCGGTGTTGCCGTACTCCACCCTGTAGGGCGCCAGGTGCGCCTCGTAGGCCTCGCGCAGGGCCACGGTGGCCGCTGCCTGGGCCTGGGCCAGGGTGGGCGCGTTCTGGGCGGCCATGAGCGCGGCGTACTCCTGGGCCGTGACCTCGGCCTCTTCCATGTCCTCGGCCGGATATTCCGGGAACTCAACTGCGGCGCGCTCCAGGAGCGCCCCGTCCGCCGGGCTCGGGGACTGCGCCCCGAGGATTTCCCCGGTGGAGATTCGTCTGCAGAGTCTCATGGTTGTCTCCTAGTACAGGGGGACGATTTTCAGATACAGGGTTCCTGTCGGGGACCCGACCTTGACCCAGGACAGCGTGACCCGGCCGAGGCTGAAAGAAACGGCGCTCGCGGCGACCCGCTGCACGTTCCCGGAAGACGGCTGGGCGGCAATGACCTGTGTGTCCCACTGAAAATATTCCGCGCCCGTGAGCTTGCCGTACAAAAATCCGCTTGCTCCATCCGCATACGACCAGCCCCAGTTGTTCGCGTCGTAGTGGTAGAAAATGAACGCGGCCTTCGGCGTTTTCGTGCTCTCTCCAGTGGAGTAGTTCACGCTCCCGGTCGCTGCGGTCATGGCCCGCGAGGTGTTGATGGTAGTGCCGACGCCGCCGCCATCCGGGGCCAGGGCGTCGATGGCCGCGGCGACCCCGGCGGCGTTTGCCGGCTGCGTCGTGTTGGTCCCCGCCTCCATGGTCGCCGTGGACGCGAAGTCATAGGCCGTGCTGGCGATCTTGGCCGAGGCGTTGAGCTGGAGCGCGTTGTTGGCGGCCGTGCCGAGCGTGGCCAGGGCCGCGCTGCCCAGTTCCAGCGTGGAACGCATGGCCGCGGCGTCGGCCCCGGCCAGGAGCGTGCGGGCGAGGCTCGTGAGCGTGGTCAGGGCCATGGCGGACGCGCCCGTGAAATAGGGCAGCTTGGAGGCCGAGGGCGAGAGCCCGGCCAGGGCGGCCAGGATGTCCGAATAGCCCTGCACGTCCGTGCCGATGGTCAGCCCGGACAGGGCCAGGGCATGGAGCGCCGGGTCCACGGTCATGACCGGGATGTCGCTGGCACCGTCCCAGAGCTTGAGCACCCAGGGCGAGGCCGAGTCGTCCAGCCACAGCTCCCCGGTCTGCACGTCCGAGGGCCGGGCCGAGCCCTTGCGGTGCCCTGCCACGTCCTTGATCAGGGCCTCGGCCTGGAGCACGAGCTGCTCGCCGGACAGGACGCCCATGCCCGGCGGCGGATCAAACGCGATGATCGCCATTGTGTCAGTACCCCTTGGCTATGGCGTCGGCCGCGCTGGCCACGGCCGTTCCGCCCTCGGTGATGGTCAGGGTGAAGCCTGTCGCCGACTTGTCCGAAATCACGGCCACCTGGCCCGCCGGGACCTGGACCACCAGGGCCGGGGTCACGGCGAAGGCCGGGTCAAAGGACACGGAAGCCCCGGTGTCGGGCACGGCCAGGTCCTGCGCCGACCATGTGCGATCCGGCGCGTCCACGGTCCAGGCGAAGCCCGAGAGCACGGCGGCCGTGTCCGCGCGCTGGGTGGAGAGCGTGACCCGGAAGTCGAAGCCCGCGGCGAAATACTGCCCTGCGGTGAAGTCCTGCCACTCGCCCCAGTCCCCGTCCTTGTGAAGCCGCATCTGGACCGTGGCGTCGATGTACTGGGAGTCGGCCCCGTACACGTCGGCCTCGGCGTACACGTCGGCCACGGAATACAGGTCCTCGCCGTCCTTCTCGGCATAGGCCAGGATGTCGCAGGTCACGGCGCACATGGCGTTGGCCGCCAGGAGCACCCTGCTGGACTCGGCTATGGAGTAGGACGCGGACTCGGACCCGCCGGGCAGGACCACGTTGCCGCCGGAAATCTCCAAATCCCCGCCCAGGGTCCCGTCCCAGCCCTCGGCCGCCTCGTCCCGGGAGGCCACGGCGTTCACCGGCAGGTCGTCGCCCGCGATGACGATGGAGGCCGCGTTCTCGGAGTAGGCCGTGAGATACCGGGCCTTGACCCAGTAGGTCCCCGTGCCCACGGTGGAGATCTCCGTGGCCGTGGTCAGGGCCACGCGCGCCGAGCTGGACCAGGACAGGCCGCGCCGGACCTCGTACTGGAACTTGCGCAGGTCCGTGATCCCGGACCAGTAGATCCGGGGCAGGCCGTTGACGTAGCGGAAGCCCACGTCCTCCACGTCCGGCAGGGGCTGGAGCATGCCCAGGACATACTGGTCGCCCAGGGTGGCCCAGGGTCCCACCTGCCCGGCCCGGGTCAGGAAGCGCACCCGGAAGGCGTGCTCCCCGCTGTCCAGGCCCTCGACGTCCAGGGAGGCCTGGGACGTGGTCCCGGCGTCCTCCCACAGGGTCATGCCCGGGGCGCGCATCTGGACCTGGGCGAAGCCCACGCGCCGGTCCGTTGCCGGGGTCCAGGACACGGCCACGGCCGGGATCAGGGCGCTGCCCCGCTGGATCACTATCTCCGTGGCCGTGACGTTGGCGGGCACGGGCAGGGGCCCGGTGGGCTCGGCCGAGACCGGGTCCGGCTCGAACAGGATTCCCTGCTCGATGAGGTCGTATTTCTCGGGGTAGCTCAAGCGGGCCGTGATCTCGTGGAGGTGCTTGTCCGCCTCCTTGTTGCCCATGCAGCGCAGGATCTGCGGGGCCACGGCCGTGGTCCGGAGCACCCAGTTGGACCAGGCCAAGGGCGCGGCGGCCAGGGCCGAGGCCAAGTTGAGCACGCTCACGGCGCGGCCGCGGTGCGTGGACGAGGACACCGAGGCCACCTCGGCCTGGGCCGCGGTCTTGTCCGGGAGCACCACGTACACCGGGCCCGGGTCGCCCTCGGCCAGGACCACTTCCCGGTCCAGGGTCAGGCTCGTGGTGTCGGCCGCCACGATCTTGCCGCCCAGGGCCGCCCCGGCCACGGACGGATCGTGGTTCACCGCGGCCTGGCCCACGCCGTAGTCCGCGAAATCCAGGCCGCCGGTGAAGGTGAAGACCTCGCCCTCGTAGTTGTCCGTGTAGGCCGCCCACTTGAGGGCCCGGCGCGCCTGGCCCCGGGAGGGCACGCCCCAGAGCACGGCGTCGGTCTGGCGCCAGCCGTGGCGAGCCAGCAGGACCGGGTCATCGTGGACCTCGGGCCGCAGCTTGTAGCCGTAGGACGGGTCGTTCCACGTGCCGGTGTACACCGAGAACAGGGCCTGGAGGCTCATGCCCTTGCGATGCTGGATGCCGTCCACGCAGGTGGCCTGGTTCACGACGTGGGTCGGGTCCTGGGGCATGTCCGGATGCCACTGCGCCAGGTCCGAGGACCAGGAGAACATGCCGCGCCAGACCGAGGCGAAGGTGGTCAACACGTTGTACACCCCGGCCCGGGCGTTGATGCAGCAGCCCACGCGGAAGCGGGCCTCCTGGCCGCCGTAGCCGTCATCCACCAGGCCGTCGGCGTATTGGGCCGCGGTGTAGGCGCTCCACTTGTCCACGTTGTCGTCCGTGAGCCCGAAGCGGCCGCAGCCGTAGCGCCGGTGCGTGGCCAGGTCGTACTCGCACCAGACCGCGTTGTCGGTCCAGGCCTTGGCCGCCTTGAACGTGCCGTCCCACTCCCCGGTGTATTCCCGGGTCTCGGGGTCGTAATTCGAGGGAACCCGGACCTTGATCCCGTAGATCTCGACCGAGGGCGTGGGCAGGCTGGAGCCGAACAGCTCCGAATCCAGCTCCAGGAAGATTATGGCCGTATCCGCATAAGCCACCTTGGAATCCTGGATCTCCACGTAGGAGTCCCACTCCACGGTGTCGCGGTAGGTGTCCAGGTCCCGGTCCGCGGTGACCCGGCGCAGGCGCAGGTCCCAGTCCCCGGTCCCGGGCCGCTCCACGCGGTAGGCCCGCTGGTAGGCCGAGAGGGTCTTGCCCTCCACGGTCTCGTCGATGATGGTCGCCCACTCCCCGGACTCCAGGCGGGAGTCGATGGCGATGCGCACCGAGCCCTTGCCGATGGAGGAGCCCACGGTGTAGAGCCCGGCGGGCCAGGCCACGATGACCCGGGACGCGTCGCAGCCGTCGGCCATGCGCCGGACCACGGGCGCGTCGAAGGTGGCCGTGACGTTCACCGAGGTCTCGTTCTCGGTCTCGCTGAACCCGGGCACGTACTCCTGGTCCGAGGTCCCGGTGCGGAACGTGTAGCTCACGCCCTCGAAGTTGTAGGAGCCGTTGTCGGCCATGAGCGGCGTGTCCCCGAAAGAGATGGACTTGGCCCCGTCCACCGGGCCGCCCACCTCGCCTTCGCTCACCGCGATGGCCAGCCGGGCAATGGCCTTGGACCGGAGCGTGGCCGTGCCCTCGGCCTCGAGCTGCTCCACCGTGGTGCCCGAGGAGACCAGGCAGCCGGACACGCGCATCTTGCCGTAGACCACGGGCACGGGCCCGCCCTGCTCCACGGTGAGCACCGGGCCGTTGAACAGCATGGAGGTCTGGGAGTCCGAGGACTCCAGCGAGGAGTAGGAGCCCAGGCGCGGGGTCCCGGCCAGGAGCGAGGACATGCCGGACAGGACCATCATGCCGCCGGTCATGGCGATGGACCCGTAGGTCACGGCCATGCCGCCGATGGAGAAGGCCGTGGCCCCCAGGCCGCCAGCCGCTACGTCCGCCATGCCTGGGCCATAGAGCGTCACGACCTCGGGCGCGAAGACCAGGGCCGCGGTGAGCAGCACGGCCCCGAGCACGGCCTGGAAGATGCCCTTGCCCCCGCTGCCACGGGCAGCGGGCACGAAATGCAGGTCCTGGCGGCCCAGGCTCATGCCCAGGAGTTCCGCGCAGTCCAGGCCGTTCTTGACCCTGGGCCCGGCCACCACGTTCCATGTGCCGTTGCGCAGGGCCTTGGTGAATTGCGGGCCCAGGACCGCGTGCAGGGCGCGCACGGCCTCCTTGGGCGAGGACACGTCCAGCCGGTGCAGGCGGCCGAAGCGGCGGCCGAGCATGCCGTGAAGGTGGATGGCGCGCGTCACGTCCCGGCCCTCCGCACGGCCCGGCGCAGGAGCCTGCCCCAGCGGCCCACGGGCTCGCGCCGCGAGAGCCCGCCCATGGGATGGTGGATCATGAGCCCGTCGCCCAGGCTCACGGCCAGGTGCTCGGCCGGGCGGCCGGGCCTGCCGAAGATCAGGCCGTCCCCGCGGCGGACCCGGTCCAGGGGCACGGGCTCGAACCCGGCCTCGGCCAGGTGTTCGGCGATGAGGTCGGCCCCGGTCTCCCACCAGCGGTCCGGCCGGGCGAAGTCCGGGAGCAACTCCCCGGTCTCGGCCAGCCACCAGTCCCGGCACAGGGCATAGCAGTCCGTGACCCCGTGCCGGAACTCCCGGCCCAGGAGCGGAGGCCGGGGAACCTGGTCGCCCCACCAAAACGGCTCCCGGGCCACGGCCCGGCCGCGCTCCTCGTCCAGGCACACGGGCACGATGCCCCAGGCCAGGTCCGAGGCGATCTGGTGGACCATGTCCGCGTGGGACGGGTGGTCCGGTCCGCCCGGGTGGGAGTGGACCACGGCCGCCACCCCGGGCAGGAGCAGGGCCCTGTCCTCCATGTGGAAGTCCTCGAAGGGGTCCTCGGCCATGTTGGGCATGGAACGGTACGCGCCGCCGATGACCAGGCCGCAGGACTCCCTGGGGTATTCGGCGCAGGCGTGCTCCTGCATGGCGCGGATGGCGTCGGGCCCGAACATCAGGAGGAGCTCCTGTTGAGGGCCACGCCGGGGTAGGCCCAGGTGGGCAGGGACGCGGAGGTCCCGAAGCGCAGCTTGCAGTCGCTCAAGCGCTTGCCGCAGGCGTCCTCGGCCGCGGAGCAGAGGTCGCCCGTGGCGTCGTAATAGTCGGTCCCGGCATAGGGACAGGCCACGTCCGCATGGGCATACACGAACTCCCCGGCGTCCGGGTCCCAGCGCCGGTACTGGCGTCCGCACCAGTCGCGCAGGATCTGGCGCGCCGGGATCTGCGACCCGGCCAGGTCCATGAGCGAGGCCAGCTCGAGCTCGATGTACTGCTTGTTCTGGTCCGGCTTGCTGTCCACGTAGTACACGTCCCGGGACTTCCAGGCCCCGGGGTCCGGATCGGCCCCGGAGTCCAGGTAGCGGGCGAAGGTGAGCCAGCGCGTGACCTTGGCCCCGCGCAGGTCGCTGCACCCCAGGACCAGGGAGAGAAGAGCCTGCTTGGTGTTGTCCACGCGCACCTTGGGCCTGGGCAGGGAACCCTGTCCCGTGGTCTCCCAGCCCTCGGACTCGAACTCCAGGGGAACGAAGACCTCGCCGCCCCAGGACACCGGGGCCGCGGCCTTGTTCACGAAGCGCGACAGGTCGCCGCCGATGGCCGTGGCGTCCAGCTCGATGAGCTCCACCAGGGTCCCGGGGGCCGCGCTCTGGAGGTCCTGCTCGATGCTCACAGCTCGAACGCCTCCACGAAGGTGGCGGACAGTCCGTCATGGAACGGCTTGGGGAACGTGCGCCGCCACTTCTTGCACCGGACGAGCATGGCCTCGGAGGCCCTGGGCGGGGTCCACCAGAACGGCTCGAACCCGGCGCGGGCCTCCAGGAACGCCTCCAGCGTGGTCACCTCGGCGATGGGCAGCAGCCATTCCAGGGGCCAGGAGCCGTTCACGGCGTTGAGCCCGTCCCCGGTCTCCTGACGGTAGCCGTCCCCGAACCCGGCCGAGAGCGTGCGGCACTCGGTGTCCTTGGCCGAGGTCACCTTGGGGTTCTCCGAGGTTGTCGGAAAGGTCTCGTAGCTCACAGGCTGGTCCCCCGGTTGAGCTTGCCGCCTGGACGCATGGCCTTGTCCAGCATGTCGTTGAACGAGGCCTCCAGGCCCTTGGTCAGGCTGGCGGTCAGGGCCTTGATGTGGGCGTCGTCCCGGGCCTGGTTGCCGGTGGACGGCGGGGCGTTGACCGTGATGTTGGGCGAGAACACGTAGGTCCCGCCCCGGCCGTCCAGCCGTCCTTTCACGCCGAGCACGCCGTCCTGGTCGCGGAACAGCTTGAAGATGCCCTCGGGCCCGGCTTCGCCCATGACGCCACCGCCCTTGGCGAACGGGGTCAGGTGGCGGTCGAAGCCGAAGACCGTGGGCCGGGTCACGATGCGGCCGGACATGGCCGCCAAGTCCGCGGACTGGAACGCGTTGCCCTTGGCCGAAAAGATGCTGAAAATCCCGCCGGCGTCCGCGAAGCTGGACCCGGACATGACCTTGGCCAGGGGGCCGAAGGCCTGCATTTCCAGGGACATGTCCATGAGCCGCAGGGACAGGTTCTGGAGCGTGCTACCCAGGCTGTCGCCCATGACGATGGCCCGCGAGAATCCGCTGGACATGGTCGAGAAGCAGGACACGGCCGCGCTCTCGGCCTGGCCGAAGGCGTCCGTGGCGCTGGACGCGTATTCCCGAAAGCCCTTCCGCGCTCCGGCCGCCATGTCCCCGTCGCGCCGGGCCTGGGCCTCGGCGATCTGGGCCGTGAGCAGGGCCCGCTGCTCCTCGGTGGTGGCGAGCTGGCGCTCGATCTCGAGCTGCTCCATCTGGGCCTGGGCCATGCCGGACACGTTGCCGCGCATCCGGGCGGAGGCCTCGGAGGCCTGGGACGCGGCCAGGGCCTGCTCCCGGCCCACCTGGGCCAGGGCCGCGGCCTGCTCCCTATTCCAGTCCCCGGAGAACTGACGGGTGGCCGGGGACTCGCGCAGGGTGTCGTACTTGGACACGATGCCCTGGCGCCGGACGTCCCACACGCCCAGGCCGCCCGTGAACCCGGCCATGGCCGAGGCGTGGGCGCTGGCCTGCTCGCGCACCCGGGCCCGCTCCTGGATCTCGGCCAGGGTCGAAGCCAGGGTGGTGAGCCGCTCATAGACCGGGACCTGGGCCTTGAGCGCCGCGGCCTGGTCGTCCAGGGCCGCCAGGGCCTCGGGCGTGGCCTTGCCCGAGGTTTCGAGCTGCTTGCGCTCGTCCTCCAGGCGCAGGAGCTCGCGCCGCACCGTGGCCAGGTTCTTGAGGGACTCGGCCTGGCGGTTCAGGCTCTCGGCCGTGGCCACGTCCCCGGCCAGGCTGGCGGCCGTGGCCTGGGCCTTAAGGTCGAGCTGAACCAGGGCGTCCCGGGCGGCCATGGCCTCGAGCCGGAGCTTGGAGGCCTTGGCCAGCTTGTCGGCCGCGTCCGTGGCGATGTCCGGGACAGCCTGCGCCACCCTGGAACGGTAGGTAGACTCGTCAACGCCGCTCTCGCCGGAGAGCTTGCGGCGCTTGGCGTCCGCCTCCATGGCGTCGTCATAGACCTCGGACAGTTTCCGCGCCGCGCCGGAGACGTCGCCGGACATGGCCTTGGCCGCAGCCATGGCGATGTCCCACGGAATGTCCAGCATGTAGTTCTTGACCTGGACCAGTGTGGAGGCGAACACCCGGAACGTGGTGTCCACCGCGGACACAGTGGAGTTCATGCCCTCGGAGGAGACGGCGGACTCCTCCATGATGTCCATGACGTCTTCCAGGGCCGGGAGCAGGCCAGCCACGATCCGGTTCTTCACGCCCTCGGCGCGCGCGGACAGGCGCTCCAAGCCGTCGTTGACCCGGGCCGCGGCAGCGACCATATCACTGGACAGCACAATGCCGGCCTTCCTGGCCTCTTCGGACAGCCTGGCCATTCCGGCCGAACCCTGGTTCAGAAGCGGAATGAGCTCGTTGCCGGAGCGGCCGAACAGCCGCGTGGCCAGGTCCACCTTGGCCGGGCCCTCCTCGTAGGATGCAAAGCGGTCCGCGATGTCGGCCAGGATCTGCTCGGTGGAGCGCAGCTTGCCCTCGGCGTCCTTGGTGGACACGCCGATGGAGCGGAAGACGAGGGAGGCTTCAGAACCAGCGCGCTGGGCCTCCAGGATGTTCTTGGACAAGGCCCGCACGCCGACGGACAGCGCCTGCGTGTTGGAGCCGGAAATCTGGGCCGCGTAGGAGTAGGCCGAGATGCTCTCCACGGACAGGCCCGTGGCCTGGGCCAGCTTGCCCATGGCGTCCTGGGCCTTGACCGTCTCCACGGTCATGGACACGAGCCGCTCGGCGCTCAAGGACCCGGCCAGGGCCAGGCCCACGCCCTTGAGAGCGCCGGTCAAGTCCCTGGACGCCAGCATGACCTGGCGAAACACGTTGGTGGCCAGGTCCTTCGCGGTGATGATGATCTGGGTTTCAGCCATGGTCCGCGTCCTGCTCCGTGTCCGTCGTGGGCTTGCGGGTCAGCTCGTATGTTTCCAGGGCCTGGATAAGCCGCAGGGTGCGGCCGTTCCACTCAACCTGGGGCTCCAGGGTCTCGGCCACCAGTTTCACGGCCGGATAGTCCAGGCCGACCCGGCCGCCGAAGCCCATCCGCCACTGCGTGAACCCGGCGTTCCACAGCCGCCAGGCGTCCTCGTTCTCCGGCCACAGCTCCGGACGCTTTCTCGGGCACTTGTCACACGATCCCGGAGTCCAGCCGATCTCATGGCACTCCTTGCAGTCCGCGATGCGCTCCGGGTCGGTTTCCCACTCCCAGAGCGCTAGGAGTTTTTTTCCTGGCCCTCGGTGCCCCAGGTCTTGCGGATGGTGGCGTTGTACACGGCCACGAGCTCGCCGTTGTCGGCCTTGAGCTTGTCCGCGACCTCCTGGCCGTAGATCTGGGCCAGGGTCTCCATGCGGAACTGGTGGAACGCCACGAGGTCGCCCGCGAGCTTGGACTCCTCCTCGGCGTGGGCCAGGGCCTGGTCATAGGACATGCTCTTGATCTGGAGATCCTCCAGTCCGCAGTTTTCCAGCTTCATGTGCTACTCCCAGTAGGTCTTGATGTTGTTGCGCAGGGTGGCCTTGACCGAGGACTGGTTGGCCCCAACGTCCTTGAAGGCCCGCCAGTTGTAGGTCTCCTTGAGGCCCTTGGCGTCGGCCACGTCCGGGGTGTTCACGTCCAGCTCGGTCTCCTCGAACTCGAGGAACAGCCGGTAGCCTCCGTTGATGAAAAACACCTCGATGGGCGCCACGGTGTCCAGCTCGGCGCGGTCCATGAGCGCGGTGTCCTTGAGCAGGGCCGTGAGGGAGCCCGTGACCTCCATGTCGCCCTCGGGCAGGTCGCCCAGCTCGCCGGTTCCGGGGTTGATCCCGTCGCCGTCGATGGTGTGCTGGGTGGCGTCCAGATTCGTGTTGATGGACAGGCTCAAGGCCGTGATCCGGCCGGTGCGGGTGACCCCGCCCTCGCGGACCGTGGACTCGAGCTTGTTGAAGCGCACGAACGGCAGGGACACCGGGTCGACGTCCAGGCTCTTGTCCTTGTACTCCTCGATGCAGCACACCAGGTCCAGGTTGGCGGTGAGTTCGCCGGACCCGCCCAGCTCCATGGACAGGCCATTGATCTTGATGCCCCTGGTCCGGGCATAGCGGCCGAGGGTGGGGAACGCCTTTTCCGAGGCGAAGCTCTCCATCTCGTCCTGGACCGTGAACACGTGATCGTAGAACCTGGCCGTGGCGGTCTCGTCCCCGGCCAGGGTCTCGGACACATAGGTGTCCGCGATGATGATCTCGTTGGCGCTGGACCCCTTCTCGATCATGAACGTGCCGTCGTAGTTGGTGGTCCCGGCCACGGTGATTTCCGCGCCCACGGGCAGGCCGTGGCCCAGGGCGGGCAGTCCCACCAGTCCCGAGGCCACGTTGCGCACGTTCCCGGCCGAGAGCGTCACCTGGCTGGCCAGGGTGCAGGTGTCCGAGGAGGACACGGTTTCGGCCGCGTAGGTGGCCAGGACCACCAGCTCGTTGGCCGTGGTCTCGGGGGCCAGGATGTAGGCCCCGTCGTAGTTGCTCGTGCCGTCGATGACCACGGGCGCGCCCTTGGCCAGGCCGTGCCCCGTGCACGGGATGCCCACCTTGCCGCTGCCCACGTTGCGCACGGCCGCGTTGTCCAGGGCCTTGGCCGCCACCACTGTGGACACGGGGTCGCCCAGGAGGTGGCCCAGGTGGATGCCGATCTCGTGGGCGTCCACGGGCACCGGCAGGGCGCCCTTGGTCTCGGGGAAGTCCTTGTAGGGCCGGGCAGCGTCGCGGCCGTCCGGGATCACGGCGGACTTCTGCTTGGCGATCTGCTTCTTGATCCCGTTGGAGTTGATGCGGACCTTGTAGCCAAAGGCCCCGGGCGTCTTCAGGTCCGTCTCCCGCACAATCAACGTTTTGGTTTTATAGCCTTTCTCCTGCGCCATGGTCTTGTCCTCCTAGAGGGTGGTGTCCTCGGTTACGATGAGCGCGGCGCGGAGTTCCATGAAACCGGCCGCAGCCGCGCCCATCTCGAACTCGAATTCCTGGGGAACGAAATCAGACCCGGAGTCCTCCAGGGCCTGCCGGACCAGGGGCCAAAGCTCCTCCTCCATCCGCTCCCCGGCCAGGAACCGGACGATGCGGCCCGTGGTGGTGGGCTTGGTCTTGTACTCCGCGCCCACGGCCACGTGCACCGAGATCTCGGTGCGGTCGGCCTCGGCCCCGCCCTTGACCCCGAAGGGCACGAGGGCCACGTAGGGCGCGTCCTTGGACCCGGGCATGTCGCGCACGTCCAGGCCCAGGAAGATGGTGGGCAGCTTGCCGAACTGGGCGTGGCAGTAGTCGTTCAGGGCCACGCAGGACTCCAGGGACGCGGCCCAGGCCTCGGCGAGTTGGGAAGAGGTCAGGGTCATGCGTCGCTCCGCAAGGCCCTCCGCACGTAGGCGGTGGCCTTCTGGCTGGAGAGTCCTCTGATGTACGCCTCGATCCGGTAGGTGATGCGAGCGAGAATCTCCTGCTTGCGCTGGTCGAACAGGGGTTTCACCAGGGGACGGGGCGGCTGATTCAGCGCGGACTTGCCACGGGCCAGGGGGATGCCCGCGGCCCAGAACATGCGGCGCATGTCCTCGGTGATCTGCTGGGACTCGCTGTGCTCAAAGAGGTGGGAGTCCCCACGGCGTCCGTCCTGCACCGCAGCGGCGTAGGCTGCGGCGCGACGGTTGAGGAACCCGATCTGCACCTGGTCCTTGGTGAGCTTCCAGCGCACGGCCGAGGGCAGCTTGCCGCCGAATGGGTGCTCCGACCCGACCTGGAAGTCCTTGCCGGAATAAAAATTCAGGGATTTGCCGCGACGCAGTTTGAGCTTGCCGGAGTGCGTCCAGCGCTGGAGCAGCTCCGAGAAATAGCCCTGCCGGAGCAGGGGAATCCTGCGGTACATGGCCAGCTGCGAGCGCTTCTGCCAGTTCTGGCCGATGGTGGCCCCGTCGCTGTTCATGGCCCGCTGGAACTCTCCCTTGAGCCAGAACCCGGTGGAGCGCAGGGCGCGGTTGTACTCGTCCGGGAAATCGCGCAGGAATTCCTGGAGGTACGGCGTGGCCATGTCGTCCACGCGCAGGTCGAACAGGCTGCGGCCGCGGATCACACCAGGCTCCTCTGGTCGGCCTTGGACATGCAGACCCACCACATGGGCCCCTCCGGACCGGAGGTCCTGGGCTCGGGCTCGCAGGCGTTGACCGTGTACTCCGCTCCCTCCCAGGCGATGACGTCGTTGGCCTGGGGCCGGACGCCCGAGGGCAGGTCGCCGGGCCGGACGCGGAAGGCCACGTGCCGGGCCAGGCCCTGGAACATCTCTCCGGGCCAGATGGACGGTGCCGGGCCCAGGCCGTAGTCCGAGGCCACGGCCCGGAGGGCCACGTCGTCCAGGCCCTCGCGCTGGAAGGTCACGTCCCGGCCCACGACGTCCAGGACGGAAAGGGCTGCGTCGGCCATGCTCACGGGGCCACCTCCACGGTCTGGATGTCCGGAAGACCCCGGGCCCATTCCACCAGGCGCTTGAGCCTGGCGTGGATCTCGCGGTCCCAAGAACAGCGCGCTTTGATCCAGGCCACCAGGTCGGCCATGGTCACCGGTCGATGTAGCCCGCCTCCAGCGGCGGCGGGGGCTGCGGCACCTCCAGCAGGGCCTCCGGAGGCTTGGGGCAGGGCGAGATCGCCGTGGCCGTCACCCGCGGCCTCGCGGAGCAGGCGCACAAGGTCAGGACCAAGCACAAGGCCACCATCCACAAGGCGAACGTCCTGGGCAGCATGGCGCATCCTCTCCCGGGTTATTTTGGAGTTCTCGGCCTGGAGGCCCTTGAGGTCCGCCAGGAGCCCGGCCTCGATGGTCCGGCCGCGCTCCATCTCGCGCTCGATTATCCGGAGCGCGGTCTGTGCGGCCAGACAGTTGGCCTGGGCCTGGGCCAGCCGGGTCTCGGCCAGCTCGGTCTTGAGGTTGGCGTTGGCGATGAGCAGCCAGGCGAAAGCCAGGGCCACGGCCGCCACTGCCCCGACCTTGGCCCAGAGCAGGAAGGTCCCGCCCTTGGCCAGGCCCAGGAGGCCGGAGCCCCAGGACACGAGGGAGGACAGGCCGCTCACAGGAACCTCAACCAGAACGCGGTCACGGCCAGAGCGGCCAAGATCACGGCCGTGGCCGCGCCGCAGGCCGCCCCGGCCCAGAATCCGTGGCCGAACAGCATGCCGCCCAGGCCGCCGAGCAGGCTGAGCAGGATCAGGACCACCACGAAGCATCCGAAGAACAGTTGCAGCAGGGCCGTCGCGTAGTCGCCGTGCATGGTCAGACCTCCGTTCCCGGGCCCACAGGCTGGAGCCCGTTGACGTAGAGGGTGCGGCCGTCGGCCTTCATAGCCGTGAGGTCCTGGCGCACCGAGGCCAGGCCGGGGCCGGGCGTGGAGATGTGGGCCCAGCGGCCGAACTCATGGATGAGCTGCTTGTAGCCGAGGTTCATGCGGCAGATGGCCCGGCAGGCCTCCAGGGGCGTCATGCCGGCCACCACGAAGTCCGCGGCCAGGCCCTTGCAGTGGTCCGAAGTGCGCGACCCGCCCACCTGGAGATTGAGCCACTCGGGCCGAAAGCCGGAGGTGATCTGCACCGGGCCCAGGGCCTCGCGGATGGGCTGGAGCAGGGTTACGCACAAGTACTGGAGGTTCAGGAACACGGGCGAGTCCAGGGGCACGAGGATGGCACGGCCCTGGCGCGCGGCGGTCTCCGAGCGCGTGAACTCATCCAGGAAGAAATTGGCGGAAAGCGGGGTGCGTCCGCTCATTCCAGCGTCTCCTTGCCCCCGGCCTGGCCGGGCTGGGGCGGCTGGCCCGGGGTGCCGGGGATGCCGCCATAGGGCTGGCCGCAGAACATGCCAGCGGCCTGTTCCGGGTGATCGTGGTAGGACGCGAGACGGTCCAACAGACTCTTGGGCAGGCGCACGCCCATCCTGGCCAAATGGGCCGCGATGCTCAAAAATTCGCCGATGCAGACGGACAGGATGATGAAGTCGCGCACGGTCCAATAGACAAACGGCGGGGTCTGCCCGCCCCAGGCCTTGTCCAGCATGTTCGCCGCGAGAAGCAGCAGGATGTAAAGCAGGCTCTTCCGCAGCCCGAGGTTGAACCGGGCGCGGTTAATGGTCTTGGTGGTCCAGGCCTGCGAGATCCCCAGGGCGAAGTCGGTCGCGTAGAGCACGGCCAGGGCGTGGATCGAGGCGTTCAGGTCCCCTATCAACCAGGTAAGGCAGGACAGGACGGCGGCCAAGAAGCCTTTCCAGATGGCGTTGCTCGTGAGCTCGGAAATCATGCGCGCCGTCCTTTGGTTTGCTCCCCCTCCCGGCGGGGGCCCGGCCGTCCTGCACCGGCCAGACCCCCAGGGGTGTGGAGGAGACGGGAAATTTCAGGAGCCCAGCAGCTCCTTGAGCCAGCCGCCCGGGGCCAGGCTCGTGACGCCCTCGAGCGTCCCGGAGCGCTTGGCCGCCACCCACATGGCCCCGTAGGGCCGGTCGATCTCGCGGTCCAGGCGCACCCCGGCCAGGACGATGCGCTGGTAGCCCGCGACCTTGCCCGCCAGGACCAGGAACATGGCCGAGGAGCCCACGGCCTTGTCGATGTCGAGAACCACGTCGCAGCCCTCGGCCTCGAAACTCCCCACGGTCACGGGCAGCACGGACTGCACCTGGCGCTGTGCCACCCATCCGGCCAGCAGGTCCGCATGGAGGCTCCCGGCCAGGCGCAGCGAACCTGGCCAGGCCACGATGGCCGCATTGCAGGCGGCCACGTCGCAGGGGTTCGCCTCGGCGAACTCCCGGGCCTCCTCGAGAAAACCCGGGGCGCTGCCCAGGACCAGAAGCGTTTCGCGCTCCGGCCTGGGCAGCGACCCCTTGCGGGGTGTTATCAGGCAGCGTCCGACCTGCATGGCGGCCTGGCTAGGCGTTCAGCTTGACCTTGACCGTGGCGGCGGTCTCGCCCGCGGCCTCCACGGCATAGCCGGCCAGGGTGTTGCCCGAGGTCGAGGTGGTCAGACCGCCGTCGCCGGACACGCCGCCCACAGGGGTGCCGTCGGCGTCCCAGTAGACCAGGGCGCCCTGGGTGATGGCGCCGGTGACCTTGGGCAGCTCGAACACGCCCTCCATTTCCAGGACGCCGACGGCGCCGTTGGCGATGTCCGCAGCGGCCACGCCCACGCGGACGCCCACCACCACCAGGTCGCCGGACGAGATGTCGGCGGAGGCGGTGTAGTTCATGGTCTTGCCGTCCTTGATCTTGTTCTTCATGGGAATCGCTCCTTGTTCAGCGCGTCAGCGCTCGTGACCGGGCTAGGCCCCGGCGTTCTTGAACAGGCCGCGGAAGTCAGTGGCCTTGGCCGCGGCGTCGATGCGGACCTTGAACTCGGTGCCGTCCACGGTCCAGCCCTGGCGGCTCTCCAGGTACGGGGTCTTCTGGCCGTTGAGGAAGAAGACCTTGACGGTCTTTCCCTTGGGCCCGGCCAGGAACCAGGCCGTGACCGAACCGTCGTCCAGGCGCGCCTCGTAAATGCGCTTGAGCACCGAGTCGCCGGAGTAGATGTTGGCCAGGTTGGGCTTGTTGGACACGCCGCCGATGAGCGGGGTCTTGAAGAACTGCTCGGCAGCGCCCATGATGGACACCGGGGCCAGCAGGTAGGTGGGCCGGATGTTCAGGCGCTTCTTGCCCGAGAGGTCCTTCTGAATGGCCATGGCCTTGAAGGCCACGTTGAGCGGGGTCACGTCGATGGCCGCGGCGGCCGAGGCCAGGTTGCCGTGGTCCGTGTGGAACAGGGCCTTGCCGTCGCCCATGGCAGCGTTGGCCACGAGCACGGCGTAGGGCAGGTCGCCGACTTTGCGGGCCGCGGCCTCGCCCATCTTGCGCGGCACCTCGGTGAGCTGGCCCAGGTCGTCGTTGATGAGGGCCTGGCGGGAGACGGCGAAGAGCCGGCCGTAGGTGGCGAGCTGCACGGTCTCCTTGGTGTCGTCCATGTCGCCGTATTCGTACTCGGCGTTCTCCTTGACCTCGTCCAGGTCGTCGGACTCACCGGCGCGGGCAAGGGTGGCGGTCTTGAAGTCGGGCAAGCTGCCCTCAGAGCACCACTCGGCCCAGGTCTCCATCGCGCCTTCCCAGCCCTCGAGCACGGCCCTGTTGGCCACGTTGGCCAGGATGTTGGGCAGGTCGCTGGTGGTCAGGGCGCGGCCCACGATGTCCAGGACGTTGCCGGTCACGGTCTGTCCGGAGCGGATCAGACTCTCGCGGCACAGCTCGCGCAGGCTCATGGAACGCAGCTCGTCGGCCCCGGCGGCCGGGTTTCCGACGATGACCAGACCGGCGCGCATGTACAGGGAGTGCGTGGCCGCATCGCGAAACTTGTCGCGCTCGGCCGCGCCCATCTCCACGCGGAAGCCCGGGGTGGACTGGGCGCCGTCGCGCTTGGCCAGGGCGTCCAGGACCTGGCGCTGGGCCTGCTCCACGGTGACGCCGTCCTTGATGAGCTGCTGCTTCATGTCGCCGCAGCCGTGCCGCTCGCACAGGGCGTCGATCTCGCAGGAGCGCGTGCGCTCGGCCTCCACGGCCTTGCGCGCGGCGTCCCCGGCGGTCTCGGGCTTGGCCGTCTCGACCGGGGTCTCGAGGCCCGGACCGGCGGCCCGGGCCTCGAGCTCGGCCAGGGACAGGTTGCGTTTTTCCACTTCCGCCAGAACCTGCTCCTCGGTGGCGTCCTCGGGCAGGCCCAGCATCTTGCGAAGCCTCTTGTTCATCTGCGAATCCTCCTGGTTATGGGTCGCCGAGGCACGCGCCTTGGCCGATTCGTCCGCCCCGATGGGGCAGGTGGACACTTCCTTGAGTTCCCAATCCGTGGCCACGAGGACCGGACCGGTGAAGGTCCGGCCGTTGTGGGTCGCGGTCTCGCCTTCCACGACGCGGAGATAGGCGTTGACGCGGTAGCCGATGGAATAGTCGGTGAGGTGACCTTCCTTGGTCTTGGTGAAGGCCTTGTCCGCCTCCTCCACTCCGGAGTAATGGGCCCGGGCCAGGAGCTGGTCGGCCTCCACGCGGAAGTCCTGCACCGAGCCGAGCACGGACGAGGTGTCCCAGCGGTTGTGGGTGTCCAGGAGCGGGACCTTCTGCACAGCCCGCAAGCCGGACATGAGCAGTATCTCCTGGACCCTGCCGCCCAGCTCCCAGTCCCAGACCGTGACCGGGGCCTCGGTTGCGGCCACGATCTCCACGCTGCGCGCGGCCTCGTCCAGGGTGGCCGGGCGGCCACCGGCGTCCAGGCGCAGGGACATGGTGCGCGTGGACATTTCCTGTTGCTTCTCGGTCTTGCGTTTCTTTCCGGGCATTTATTTGACCCTCAAAAGTTTTCCCCGGCCCGAGCGGTCGGCGTCCTCGCCGTCAAGGGCCGCGGGGTTATTGGCTCCGGCCGTGGACACGCCGGACATGGACGCGCTGAAATCCAGGCCGTACTCGGCGCACATGGCATTCCAGGCCGCGATCTCGGCCAGGGTGCGCTCCGGATCGCCGCCCATCTCCATGATGGCCTGCTGGGGCGAGATGAGCCCGGCCTTGATGGCCTCCACCTTGGCCTTGAACTCGCGCAGCGGGTCCACGGGCTTCATGCCGGGCGGAATCCAAAGGGCGCGCTCGAATCTCCAGGGATCGGACCAGTAGCCGGGCAAGCGCACGCGGCCGTGCAGCACGGCCTCGCCCAGGGCCTTGCGAAACACGGGCCGGTAGAATTGGGAGATGACGCGCTGCTGATCCGGGGCCAGGGCCTGGATGAAGTCGTTGCGGCTCACGCGCAGGCTGGAATAGTTCACGTCCGAGGTGTCGCCCGAGAGCAGGTCATAGGGCAGGTCGCGGGTGATGGCGATGAGCCGCAGAATGAACTTGCAAAAGGCCTGGAAGGTCTCGCCGCCGCGGTTGTGGGACTTGATCTCAATCTCTTCGCCGGGCTCCAGGTACTCGATGATGGCGTTTTCCAGTTCCTCGACGCGCCGGCCGTCCACGGTCTGGACGTCGCGTTCTCCCTGGAATCCTTCCGGGTTCGGCGTCTTCACCACGGCCAGCCACTTGGAGGCCAGCTTGGCCGCGTCGATCTCGGCCTCCATCATGGTGCGCAGGGAGTGGGCCAGGAGCATGGCCGGGGCGAACGGCGTGATCCCGCGCATCTGGCCCACGCGCTTGCGGTCCAGGCCGAACACGCACTGCTCGGCCGGGACGCGGGTCACGCGGCGGGTGTAGCCGTCCTCCTCGATGTAAAACCCGGTAATGGCCCCGGTGCGCTTGTCGAACTCCACGCCGTCCAGCACGTCGCGCCCGGCGCTGGGGCTCGCGCCCAGACTGGAGAGCCGCTCCGACTCGTAGAAGGCCAGGCCGAACGGCAGGTAGGCGTTGCGCTCGGCGCGCGGCTGGAACATGCACAGGAACTCGCCCTGGTCTTCCTCTTGGCGCTTGGCCAGGGCTGCCATTTCATGCAGGGACATGCGCAGGGAGGGTGAGGCCGAGGCGTCGGCCTCGTCGCAGAACACGCGCCAGAACTCCTCGACCCCTGCGCGGGCCTCGCGGTCAGGGTCGCCGTTCTGCGTGAGCACGTGGCTTTGGAACTGGACACCCGTGCCCACGGTGAACTTGACCAGGACGTTGACGGCACGGGCAAAGGGCGGGAAGTCGCGCACAAGCTGGCGCATGCGGGAGCGGACTATGGGTGAGGCCTGGGAGATGAGGGCGTTGACGTCCTGGCCCACCGGGAACCAGTCGCCGATCAGGCGGCCGGTCTTGGCGGCGGCGTAGCGCAGACGCATGGATCGGCCGTCATGGGACTTGGGCTGGGCATGGGCGGCCCGCGCTTTCTTGCGGCCGTGCTTGCCCACCTAGACGCTCCCCATCCCGGCGTAGGTCCGGCGCGGCACGCGGCCGGAAGCCTCGATTGCGGCCCTGGCCTCCACAAAGGCCAGCATGTCCTTGAATTCGGCGAATGAGCGGAACTCGATGGTGGTGTCGCCGCAGGTATACGTCTTCTGCGTATGCGCGCCGCGCGCGAAGTCGTTCAAGAGCTGCGTCTTGAGCGCCGACCAGGTGGTGAATGTTTCCGCCATGCCCGCCTCTCGAAAAAGGGTTTCCCCACAGTTGAGGCGAGTCTAACCCCGGGTTTTGGGCACCTTTGGCTTTTTATGGCTTTTTATGGGTATATATTGGTGGACAGGGCATCTTTGTTGCTCAATGTGGCTTTTTATGCTTGACGCCACCCTGGCTAGTCGCGCCGACGCCGCTTGTTCTTGATCTCGGTCAGCAGCCACTCGTTCACCAGGTCCTTGTCGCTCTCCCATATCCCGCCGATCTTTTGGGCCGGGAAATCCTGGTCGCGGATGAGTTTGAGAATCGTCACCTCGGAACGGCCCATGTACTGGCAGATCTCCTTCATTCCGGTCAGGGCCGTGGCCCGGTCAATCGCGCTCACCATAAGCTCACCTTCTCCTTTTTCGGTTTTTCCTCCCGCTTAGCCCTGGGCTTCTCCTCGCCCGGCCTGCGGCGGAATCGGATGCGGGCCACGTCATAGGCCACGAGCTGCATGTAGGACACGTCCCAGAAGTGGTTGGCCTTGTGCGGCGGGCACTTCCAGAGTTGGGTCTTGGGGTCGAAGTACTCGGCGCACATCTCGCGGGCCCAGGCCTCGCCGTACTCCTCGGTATTGCAAAGCCAGGCCCCGGGGTCACCCGCGGCGATCTCCAGGATGGTGGAGAGCCGGGACTTGTACAGGTTGGAGTTGGCGCGCAGGAGCACGGCGCCGCCGGGGATGGGACGCTTTTTCCCGGCGCGCGAGGAGTAATACTCCAGGTTGGTGAAGTCGTAGGGCTTGGTCATGCGCTGCTCGCCCTTGAAGGCGTACATGCGTCCACTGTGGGCGCGGGCGAAGTTGATGACCTCTTCCCAGCGGTGGCCCTGGGCGTCGATCACGGACAGGGCCAAGGCGTACTCGTGGCCCTCGGTGTCCAGGATGGGCTCCTCGAACAGAATATGGTGCAGGGCCTCCAGGCTCGGGGCAAAGCCCTTGCGCACGCCCCAGGACGTGGGGTTGTCGCCCCAGCCCCAGGCCCGGATCTCGAAGGGCCAGCCGTTGTCCTGGGTGTCGGCCGTGGCCGTGATCCCTGCCACCTGGCCGCCGGAGGGGACGCGGGCCGGCGGCAGGCATGTCTCGTGGCGCGCCAGGCTCTGGATCTTCTGCCATTCGCGCTCCACGTGGTAGTCGTACCAGGGCTCGGCCAGGTAGTTGTTGGAGAAGTCCCGGCGCTTGATGGGGTCCTTTTCCGCGCGCAGGTGGGCGGCGGCCACCTCGGAGAGGCTCACGAACTGGGAGAGCCAGGCGGGGAGATGAAACCCGATCTTGTGCGGGTTGCGTTCGCGGAGCACGTCGGAGAGCTCACCGCCCGTGGCGATGTCGCGCCAGCCGTCGTTCATGGCCAGAAGCACGGCCTTGTTGCGCAGGGCGTCGTCCCAGTGCCCGCCGCAGAACTCGCACTCGTACCAGGCCAGGCGGCCGGACTCCAGGGCCTCGGGGTCGCGCGCGTCCTTGGGAAAGCGGATGTTCTTGAAGACCATGACCTGGTGTTTGCCGCACAGCGGGCAGCGGGCGTGGTAGTGGAAGACGAACTCGGCCTCCTTGTTGAGCGCCGCCCAGATGGGCCCGGTCTCCACCGTGGGGGTGGACGTCTTGAATATCTTGCGCGTCCACGGGTAGGTGATGGTCCGCTTCTCGGCCAGGGACACGGGGTCGGCCTCACGCTTTCCGGCCGTGGCCGGGTACTTGTCGATCTCGTCCAGGAGCAGGTTCTTAATGGGCTTGTTGCCCAGGCGGCTGGCCGAGTTGGACCAGGCCATGAATATCTGCATGTGCTGGAGCCGGATGCAGAGCGAGCCCTCATCGTCCTGGGCCCCGGACAAATAGGACGCCAGGCGCGGGCTGCCCTTGATCATGGGCAGGACGCGTCCCCGGGCATTCTCGCGCGCCGTGATCTCGTCCGGGTACACGTACATGGTGGGCCCGGGCTCGTGGTCCATGGCGTAGCCCACGATGTTGTGGATCGCCTCGGTCACGCCCACCTGTGGGCCCTTGCACACGATGATCACGCGCACACTGGGGTGCCACATGGCGTCCATGATCCCGACCAGGTAGGGCGTGACCTCGTTACGCCACGGCCCAGGCAGGGAGGACTCGGTGAGCACGCGATAGTGCTCGCACCAGTCCGAGCACTTGAGGCGGCGGCCCTTGCGGGACCAGAGCTTGCGCTCGCCGCGCGTGAGCCGGACATGGTGCCGCGCCGGGCCCGTGGCCAGCAGGCTGAGAGGCAGGTACTTGGCCGGGACGTGGAGGACCTGGGCAGCGGCGGTCACTGCCCGGCCCTCCAGTCGCACCACTCCCCAGGGAAGACCAGGCGGCCCAGGAGACAAATGCGGTCCGGGCCATGGGCGCAGCCCTCGCACTGGGTCTGGGGCTCCATGGACCCGTCGGCCCCGCTGGTCAGGCAATACTTTTCCGCCGGGCCCACCTCGGTCTTGAAGGTCAGGGCCAGGTCCACGCGGGCGCGGTTCATGTTGCGCATCCACTCCAGGTGCGCCCGCAAGGGGATGGGCTCCCCGCACCGGGAGCAGACCGAGTGCCGCGGCGCGGGCTGGCCGCAGACGCACCGGCTCGTTCCGCCCGGGGGCCATGTGGCCCCGCAGGTCCAGCACTTGCACCAGCCCGTGATTTCAGCGGAGCCGCCAGGCATCACAACACCTCCAGGTCGTCGCAAAGCACGGGCTCCGGCTCGCCCACCACCATGCAGCGCCAGCGGCCGTCCAGGGCCTGGAACGGGTCGGTCATGGTCCATGTCTGGCGCGAAAGGTGGGCCTTGTCCGGGTCCACGGGGGAGTAGCGCACCCGCTGCCTGCGCCGGATGCGCGGCGGCTTGGCGTCGAGCGAGGCCAGCTCCGGGTCGCCCGTGGACCGGGCCATGAGCCCGGCCACCCCGGCCCAGGTGAAGAACAGGGGGCCGGATTCGCCACCTGACGCGTCGCGGCCGTCCAGCCAGCGGCCGTTCAAGCGGACCCGAAACAGGCCGGGCTCCGCGCCGGGCTGGTCGGGCCACTGCTCGGCCGGGAACGGCTCCAGCTTGGTGGGCTTGGGCTTGCCTGGGAACCAGAGCAAAATGGACATGGATTTCTTGCGCTGTTCTGCCATGGTTTTCACGCATCCTTTCCGATACGCCGGGCTTCCTCGGCCGGAGGCGGTGGCGCGGACCTCTTCACTTGCGGACTGACCGCAGGCGCTTCGAGGTAGTCAATGTGCCCGTCAACGTGGTGGACCTTCAGCCTCGGTCTGTCGTTGGGCTCAATGATGAATTCGATCTTTTTCACCTTCAGGCCATCAAGATTTATCCCGAAGTAGCCGAGCTCGACCCGCTTGATGGCCTGCGGATTTCTCGGACACTCAATGCGCAGAACGTCACTCATGGTTCTCCTCCTTTGTTTCTTCCCCGGTCTCTTCCACCTCGAACTCCACCACGAACTCCCCTTGTCGCGCGTAGTCGGCCAGGGCCTCGTCCAGCCACGCCTCCAGGGCATGGCGCAGGTCCTGGGCCTTGTTCGGGTTGCCGGACACCACGGAGATCCAGTCCAGGACCTTGGTGCGCACGCCGTGGCGCAGCCGGTTGTCCAGGGCCCCGGCCCGGGCCGCCAGGTCCAGGGCGGCCTCATCCCGGCTGATCAGGCCGCCCTTAAGCCTCTCGAGCTTGAGGCGGCGCTCTTCCTCCTCCAGGTCCTGGAGGGCGATGGCCTTCTCCAGTTTTTTCACCTGGAGCCCTGCGGCCTCCTTGGCCTTAGGCTCGCCGCCCTTGCGCCAGCGGAGCTTGCCGTCCGCCACCTGGGCCTCGATGTACTGGAGCACCCCGGCCTCGGTGAACGCGCCGTCCTTGCGTCGCGGAACCAGGCCCCCTTTGGCGTGGCGAAAGACCGTGGACTTGGACGCGCCCTCGCAGCGCTCCTCGATGAACCGCAGCACGTCGGCCGGCCGCTGGAGGACCGGGGAGGGCTTGGGTTTGGATTCCTGCGCGCCGCTCATCATGCCTCCCGCAGCAGCATTCCGGGCCGGATCAGGCCCGGGACGTGGCGGTCGCGGAGCCAGTCCAGGACCGCCTGGTTGTTGAAGATCAAGTCGCTCATCTCGGCCACCGCCTCGTGCGGCGGCGGCTGGCGCAGGCCCTCCATGTCCAGGCCCAGGGCCTCCGCGCCGCGGCCGTTGCGGCCGAAGGCCACGGGCACGCGGTGCAGCTTCATGAGCGCGTCCAGACGCAGAACGTCGGGGGGAACGCTGGCCGCGTCCGGCTCCGGCGCGCGCGGGGCCGCGCCCCTGGGCTCGGGAGCTCCGGGCCGTAGCGCAGGCGGGAGCTGGCCCTCGATCCAGGCCCGCAGCGCGCCAAGTCCGGCCTGCTTGGCGAAGTCGCCCGGGTCCTTGCCCAGAGGAACGGGCAGGCGCTCGCAACGCGGGAAGCGCGAAAGCCACCAGGATCTGGCGCGCTGGCCGTCCTTCATGCGAGCCTTGTCCGACGTGGCCTCCTCGTTCGCCGACGGCTCGAAGTCCAGGGCCAGGCCGATCCAGGTGGCGTTGCCCAGCATCGCGGCGGCCTCGGCGTCCGGGTAGGTTTGTAGGCTTTCGATGGCGCAGGCCCCCACGTCCGGGACCCCGGACGAGAGCACGGCCAGGGCGCAGAGCTGGGCCTCCACCACCACGTAGGCCTTGGCTGAGCATGGTGAGATGAAGCAGCCCACGCGCGAGCCTTCCACCTGCACGTATTTGAGCCCGCCCGGCCCAACGTCCGGGCCCGGCCGCCGGATGCGCAGGCCGAGCAGGCGGCCGTCCCGGCGCTTGGGCATGACCAGGCCGCGCGGCAGCCACAGGGGTTTGTCGCGGCCGTTCTGTTTCTTCTCGGGCAGGCCCCATGCCTTGCGCGCCTTGAACGAGCAGGGCACGCCGTGGGCCTCGCGGTCGCCAGCGTGCCAGCCCAGGCCAAAGGCCTTGGCGCAGGCCAGGGTCACACCGCGCGCCGCAAGCCAGGCCAGGAGCCGGGCGTTGCGCTCCAGGGCCGCGGCGGCCTCGGCCGCGAACTTCTCGGCGTGCGCGGTCCACTGCTCGCCCGGGAACTCCAGGGGCGCGAGGTCCGCGAGCTCACGCCCGATGCGCGGGGCCTGCGGCTCACGCCGCGCCTGCCTGGGCCCGGCCGCCTGCACCGCCCTGCCGCCGCTGTCCCCGACCCCCAGGAATTCGCGAATTTTTTTCCAATCCCACCCCTCCACTTCGCGAAGCCAGGCCACATAGTCCCCGGCAAGGCCGCAGGAACGACACCAGAACCCGCCGGGCACCGAAGCCTCCCCGGCCATGCCCGAGGCGTTGGGGGCCTGGTCCGGGAACACGTGGAAGCGGTCCTTGCCGCCACACAACGGGCAAGGGCCGTGGTACTCGTGGCGCGAGCCCACGGGCCCCCGGAACTCCCCGGAAACCCTGGCGCGGACCAGGTCAAGCAGGGGCGCTGGCATGGTCAGCAAACCGCCGCGTCTGGACCATTGCGGACCATTCTGGACCATCTATGGACCATTGTTTTGGGAAATGGCGCGGCTTTTGGACCATTGGATGATTTTTTCTTTTTTTCCTTCATGATTTTTTCCCTTCGACTTTTTATCTAGGGCTGTAGAAAAAAAGGTCCATGGTCCAGAAAACACCAGCCCGTTGACTCACAATCCTACTGCCGCAAGGATTCGCATCGCGTGGACCATTGGCTTTCAATGGTCCACGATGGTCCTCAATCGTCCACATTCACCCGCTTATTCTTGAACTCAAAACGCACTTCGAGCCCGCGCCAGAACACGGTTCCCTTCTTGTGGCTCTCGAAACCCTTTTCCTTCATCCACTTGCCCACGCGCTTCTGGCTCGGCAGGTACTTGAGCTTGCGGCCCGAGTCCTTCCACCACCAGGTGAATGTCTCGTAGAGATGGGACGCGCCCTCCTCCAGGTGCCCGGCCCTGGTGCAGCAGGCCTCCAGGAACTCGCCGAGCTCATCCTCGCCGCCGCGGTATTCCTCGGTGTCCTTGAGCACGATGGGCGGCGGACGCAGCCCCCAGCGCATGTAGGCGGCGCAGCCGTCCACCAGCCAGGCCAGGATGCCCGGCAGGCACCCCAGCAGGTCGTTGAGCCGGTTCGGATTGGCGCGCTTCTCCCACTTCTCGCGCGGCTCGCGGGAAACGAACGAGACGTCGTGACGGATCGTGAGCACGCGCTCCCAGAAGGCGTAGGCCTGGCCCGGCACGTCCGGCAGGTTGTTGGTCAACAGGAAGAGCGTGTGAGTGGGTTCGAACTCAATCATGTACTTGTCATTGGGGTGGCGTCCGCGCAGCTTGTCGCCACCCGTGAGCCGCTGCACCGCGTCGATTCCGAATTTGCGGCCCTCGCTCACCTCGGAACCGGCCGCCAGGCGCAGGCCCTTGAGGCCCATGACCGAAGGCGTGGGCGCGTCCGCGCTGCGCAGATTGCCGGAGTCCAGGAGCAGCTCCGGGGCCACGATCCCGGCCAGGGGACCGAGCACGCGGGCCAGGATGTTCATGGACACGGACTTGCCGTTGCGCCCGCGCCCCCGGAGAATGGGCAGTTTATGGTCGATGACCGTGCCGATGATGGCGTAGCCGTAGAGCCGCTGGATGAACTCAATCAGGTCGTCGCGCGGCTCGCCGGACTCCGGGTCCGCGTACACCTCGCGCAGGAACAACTGCCACGGCTCACAGTCAAAATCGCGCCCCTCCCAAGGCACAGGACAGGAGCGGATCATCCAATCATCCGGCCGGCCAGGGCGCAGGCGGCCGGTCTGCAGGTCGATCACGCCATTGGCCACGGGCAGGAGCCAGGGGTGGGCGTCCAGCCACAGGGACCGGGTGTTCATCCTAAAGCCGTCCACGCTCGTGCACTTGGTCAGGATGGCGGACTCGCGGGCCGGGGCGCGGATGGAGGAGCAGCGCTTGGCCACGGCCGCGGACTTGGTGTCCAGGACCTTGCGGAGCTGGGCCGCGGTGTCGGCGTGCCTGCCGCGATCCTCCTTGGACAGGCTTTGGTCCAGGGCCTTCTCGTTCTCCTGGCCGATGCGGTCCATGAGGGGCACGACGTTGATGGTCTGGTGCGCCCACTCGTAGGCCTTGGCAACGGACTCGGCCTGGTTGTGGGCGTAGGACCCGGCCTCGTCCTGGGTCCAGTGCAGGCCCGTGCGGTCCTGGTCCTTGGCGCGCAGGAAAACCAGGGTCTCCACCACCTTGCGGTCCCCGCCCGTGGACAGGTTGAAGGCGATGTGGCCCTGGTGCATGGCCGCGAAGAGCTCCGCGTCGCCGGTCACGTTCCGGCTCATGCGCGAGAGCACCCACTCGGGGTCCAGCGACTCCCAGGGCTTGAAGCCTTCGGGCGGCTGCGGCAGGGGCTCGTGCTGGGCCTCGTTGCGCGCCGGGTCGATGTACGGAGCGCCAGCCACGGCGATCTCCAGCTCGCGCCGGAGATCCGTGAGCGTGGCGAGGACCTCCCTGTCCTGGAGGTCGATGCCGGCGGGGGGCTCGATGTCCCAGGTCTCGCCGCGGAGCACGAGCTTGTAGCCCTCGGGCAGGCCGATGATGGGCCGGAGCTGGGGCGCTTTCTTCTCGCTCATTTGTCACCTGACATTTTTTCAACAGGCACCATGTCAACCGGCGTCAAAAGTCCGGCAATCCGCGAAAGCGTAAGAAAATTCCCAAATTCCCACGATTTGATATTTTTCCCCGGCCGAACACTTCGGGCTGCTGGCGACCCCTGTGAGATAGGCCCCCGGGAGGACCCAAGAAGTAGGTAGGCGGCTATGGACCATTGGCTCGTATCCCCTGGGAGGGAGGGGGAGGAGGCGCGGCACGCAGCGGACAGGACATGGAGAAGAGAAAGCAGCGCGGACGCGTGCGCAAAGCCGCCCGCGATATGATTATTGGGACGGTCGGCCTTGGTCTGCGGAGGGTAGCAATAGGGTAGCAGGAAAGAGAAAAGGACTTGCAGCCTTACGCTGTAAGTCCTTGTATTTGCTGGTGGGCAATAGGTGATTCGAACA